CAACGTGCTAGACTTGCTATAACTTTAAAAAAATTAAGGAATAAAACATGAAACCAGTACCAGCAGGAAAAAAAGGAAAAGGTCTACGTAAACTTCCTAAACCCGTTAGAAATAAAATGGGCTTTATGAAAAAAGGTGGACGAGTTAAGAAAAGGAAAAAATAATGGCGAGAAAAGGTTTATACGCAAACATTCACGCTAAAAGAAAACGTGGTGGTAAGATGCGAAAGAAAGGTGCAAAGGGTGCACCAACAGCAGCTAACTTTAAAAGAGCAAAACAAACAGCGAGATCATAATGACTAAACTATGTCCTAGAGGTAAATCGGCAGCGAAGAGAAAATTCAAGGTATACCCTAGCGCATATGCAAATGCCTACGCATCTAAAATTTGTGCAGGTAAAATTAAAGATCCGTCTGGAGTAAAAAGAAAAGATTTTAAAGGACCTAAACCAGCTGGCAAAGCTAAAGGTGGTAGAATAACTTTAAGAAGTGGAGGTCTTGCTAAAAAAGGTAAAGGTTGCGAGATTAGATAATGGCTGGTCTAAAAAAATGGTTTGATCAAAAATGGGTAGATATTGGCAGCAAACGAAAAGATGGTTCTTTCGCAAAGTGTGGTCGCTCAAAACAAAAAGCAGACGCGAAACGGAAGTATCCAAAATGCGTGCCTCTTGCCAAAGCCACACGGATGAGCGCCTCGCAAAGGGCGAGTGCTGTCAGCAGAAAAAGATCAGCAGGTAATACAGGACCAAAACCAACAAATGTTGCAACGTTTGCAAAAAGAAAAAAAATGGGTATGGGAGGTTTAGTATAATGAATAAGAACAAAAAAAATAAAGTAAAAAAAGTTATTAAAGGTTTAAAGAAAGCATCTAAATTACATG